TTGGTCTTGAATTCAGCAGTGTACTTTTTTCTTGGCATGATTATGACCTCCGTTTTGTTCGGTTATTATATCATGCGCGCTTAATTTTTCAAACACTGGTCTGAATCCATGGGTCCATTATATACAATCGCTTTATGCTTTCCAGTAGGATGTTCCATGTTCAATGCATAACCAAACACTTTTTGTCTCGGGATAACAGCTTCAGCAGCGGCCGGTATTGCATTCGTTTTAAATTCAGCCCCCTTCAAAAGATTTTTTGAATAATTTCTTGCAAATCTTCGCCAGTCAGCCCCTTTTTCAAAATCTCTAGCGCCTTCCACTCCCATAAGCTGCATCCGTTCCCTATGGGATAATTGATTCAGGTATTCCCTGCCACCACCTTCTATACGGTTCTTTGCTGTTTTCCCTTCCAGCTCACTGCTGAATACTGGCGCCAGATGGCACAGGCAATGCGGATGTACTGGAAGGTTGGGCGTTTCCTCCTTCGGGAAAATACCCTTTCCCAGCCCCCAAAGATTGGCATCTGCATACAGATTGCAGATATCAAACTTAGGGTGCCGCGAAGACAGTTTCCACTGGTAGGCCACCACGCTTTCATTATGGCCATAGCGCTCGACAAACCCATCTGCCCAGGCTCTCGCCGCCTCTGTCCGGGCAATGCGCTCGGCAATGTAGCGGCTTTTCTCTTCAATGGCCGTATGCACAGCACGCTGCATGGCCTTTTCTGAGCGTTCCGACACGGCAGTGAGCAGTTCACTATAGGCTGACTTCAAAGCACGATTAGGAGCGCCATCAGCGGCCAATTTGTCCACCTGCCGCTGCGCTCTGCGGACCATGCGCAAAAGATAGGCTTCATCCTCCTTGGTCAAATCCGACCGTCTGGCGAAGTCAATGACCTTCTGCAAGTACTTCGGTATGCTCTGTCTGCGTGTGACGGCCTTGCCGCTATTGTAGCCATCGTAAAGCTCGCGGGCGGCAGTCATGGCATGACGATTGAGTTTTAACTGCTCCCTGATTGTCTGGACAATCCTGTCCCGCATTTCCTTATCAGCACCATGCAGTTTCTCTGAAAGCGTCATGCCGGATTCATCCCATGCCTTCTCCAAAGCCGATGGCAAAAGGCTTATCGTCTTTTTCGCGCCCTTCTCATAAGCAGATAGCATCGAATTTCTTACCGCATCACCGACATAAGCCCCCACGCCCATAGCTTTCCACATGGCATCGACCTTGCCTTCCACATCATCATCGCCATGAAGGTTTGCCAGCATCCATGCAGACATGCCAGCGGCAAAGGTGCCAAAGTTCTTGGAGAAGGATTTCAGTATCTTGGAGATTGGACTTGCTATACATCATCACTCCTTCGGTTCAGGCGGCTCAGCATGAAGCTCATCTTCATCCTGCTGCCGGAGCTCACCCACCAGCTCATCAAAACGTTCATCCGATATTCCCGGACAATATGCTGTGATAACCTGCTTCAGAACTTCTTCCCGAATGCCATTTGTAAGACCAAGGTCCAAAACAGCCTGCGCCTGCTCAATCTGTGCAGCCACATCTACAACGCCAAAGTCGTTGGGGTAAATCACCGTATATTCTATGTCGCTATTCAGCCATGCTGCAAATAAATCCAGCACGGCTTTTTCCGCATCCTCACACTGATGTGCGAAATTCGCCAGCTGCTGATTGGTTCGCTCAAACTCCCATTGTCTTGCCACACCGCTGACATTGGAAGGGGTCGAGCCAAGGACATAAGACAGGTTGACCATGCGATACATTTCCTGCACCAGCAGTGTAATCTGCTCCTGCAATGTCTTAGCCGGATCCGAAGACGGCGCAATAAAATCAGGCGTATGACTGCTGTCCGGAGAATAGCCCAGGGCATTGTTATTGCCAATGGTCAGCTCCGTAGCGTCAAGGCTGGGAATCGTCAGCAAGGGGAATGTCTGATTCCGCAGGATTTCCCCCAGCCATGAGCAATGGTTATACAAGGATACAGCCGTCTTAGCAATAGGCATAAGCTCCGGCACGGGTTTCATAGTCTTCTGCTCCAACACCCTTGAAAACAAGGGAACCACAGGCACCCTGCCCAAATTATATGTCCCACTGGTAACCGGCAGGTCATCACCTTCAATCTTCCACGAATCCCTGCCATAGGTCGTATAGCGATAACTGGTCGCGCCATTGTCAATCTTGTTGATTTCCCGAAACTTGATGTAATTGAGATTGCCCATACGGTCCATGCCGTATTCCTGCACATCCTCAGGGGCCATGACATACACATAAGGGAATTTCCGCATGGCCAGCTGTTCAGCTCGACTCCGCGCTATTTTATCCCCGAAATTGTCCACCACAATAAACGCCACACCATAGGTCTTGGCCATAATGGCTGCCCGTTTCATAAAGGCACCAATATCCGTGCCGTTGCCATCCACATCATCCAGGAACGCTTCCACAAAAGACGATGCCGCACCTGTGTAATCCCGCAAAGGTTCTTTCTTAAATATCGGGTCCACCAGCGCATTGACGATTGGTGCAAAGTAATTAAGGTAATACGCATTTTTCCTGCGGAAGGTGTAATCGTCCTCACTTTCGCGTTTATGCTTGGTCAAATAACCGCCGGTCTCAAAACCGCCAGTACCGAAATAAGCATCTTTCAGCAATGTATAGTTTTCCATTCTCACACCTCCTTAATAATTAATGCGTTTCGCGATAATCTTATCCCGTTCCATCACGCTGTCCAAAGCATAGCGGCAGGCGTCAATGGAATGGTTATTCACGTCCGGATAGGCACTGATAAACTGTCCCTGCCGGTTCTGTTCATACTCATAGCTTACAAATTCCCGATAGGTATTCGGGCACCGGCGTTTGTCGATGTAGATTTTCGCCCTGTCCTGCAGCCACTTCATACCAAAAGCAATGGAATCAGGCCCCTTCTTAGCGCCCTTTATTTTCATGCCAAGGTCTTGGAGTTCCTTGATGGATTTCGGCTCAGCACTATCTGCAGTTACCCAGTCACAGAGTTTAGGCTTTATCTTCTGATAGGCTGCCCGGTTCGTCAGCTTCTGCTGGTAAACCTCGTCATAGATATACACGATTTCATGTTTTGCATCGTAGTGCATGGAGACAAAGGCCAGCGGGTCAACAGCAAAGCCGAAGTCTAAGCCTTGATAAATATGGTCAAACTGCGCTATTTGCTTATCCGTCATGCGCATATCTTCCACATTATCGAACACCGCGCCGCCAGTGCCCGTAACCTTGCCCAGATATTCATGCTCATAACTGCGCAGGTTCTTGGCCTTGAGCTTTTCCGCTTCGTCGATGAAACGCTGCCCTAGCCATTCGACTGGTACGCCTCGATAATCTGAGTGATGGATAAGCCGGTCGGCATCATCTAGCAATTTCTCCTCATTTACCCAATTGTTTTGGCTTTTAGGTGGGTTGAAGGAACCAAACCACCAGTATGTATCGCCACCACGCAAAAGCGACTGATTGAGGTTTCGTATTTCCTCCATGCCATCGAACTGGTCAAGCTCCTCACACCAGCAAATCCCGATGTAGCCGAAAGGCAATTTAATCGACTTGATTTTCTGCGGGTCATCCACGCCCATAAACAGGATTTTTTGGCCTGTCTTTTTGTAGGTGATTTCGTGGGGGCTTGTTTTGAACTTGAACCGGCTCGTTAGGCCTAGCTTGTCGATGGCCCACTGCATTTGCGGGTATACGCTATTTTTGATGGTATTCCCGACTTTGCGCAGGATAACAGCGTGGCAGTTTGGATTTTTCAGCAAGAGTAAAGGAATCTCTACGCTGATATGGGATGATTTTGTGGAGCCTCGGCCGCCTTCTTCCCAATAGAATGTATGGCCATGTTTCTGAATGTCGATATGGAGCTCCTTGAAGTGAGGAGCCACAATATCAGGAAGATGTATCTTCGTTGCCATTCTCACACATCCAATCATCAACAATAACCACATCATCATCGGCGGCAGCAGTTTCCTGCTCCATGGCTTTGAGCGATGCTTCCAGCTTCGCAATGCGGGCTTTCTGCTCCTGCTTATCCAAATCGGCAGGGTAGCGCTTGAGAAGTTGTTCCCCGGCTCTCACTCGGTCTTTGGTGGAAACTCTTGTCTCCATCTTCACCGCCCTGCTCTTGCCCTCGCCTGTTCCCAGGACAACAATTTGCTCATCTTTAACCTCACCTCGAAGAACACTGGTGAAGAAAGAAAGGATTTCGTCAGCCTTGGCAATGCTCGGCTTTTCCCGCTCCTTCATTTTGGCAGCGATGGTTTCAGCTAACCGCCTTTTATATTGGGGTTTTTTGGGATTTAGCCAGTTTGGAGCATCCTTCACGCTCCCCTGCTTATACCCTGCCCTTCGTGCCGCCTCACAAGCGTTTCCAGTCTCAATGTAATAATTGACAAACGCCTCTTGCTTAGCTGTCAGCTTGCTTTCTTTTTTCACATCATCCGCCACCTCCTTCCAGTGCCTGCACATAAGAAAAAGGCCTTAGCTTTCGCCTTGACCTTTTTTGCCTCTGTCCTTCGTTTTTCGATGTTACCATTATCGCACATAAATCAGATAAAAACCGCACCAGATGGCCCATGTTTTTATCCCCAAAAATCAAATAAAAATAAACAGCTTTAGCCGTAGAAATGCCATGATTTTATTACTCGGAGTTTTCCACAGAATTACCCACATTATCCACATAAAAAAGGCAGGGAGCAAAATCCCTGCCTCATTCGTAAAATATGAATAAATTTTGTTGTCTTGGAAGTGCCTTATCCCCGAACATCATGAAGGCCATTTTCTTGATTGCTTTCCGTGACCTTTCGCGGGCCCATTTTTCAGTAAAGAACTTTTCAGCGCTCAGCTCTCCCCAGCTTTTATGCTCGATGAAATGGCCCTTTATCAAGAATCTATCATCCGGCTTTAATTCCTCAATAGCTCTATCGACCTTGCGAATTATCCGCTCAATGTTCCGTATGCTTTCCTTGTTCTTGATAATCATATCCGTGACTTTTTCCCTGCGGGCGGCCGCTGCCTCTACAGTGCTCAGCTCGGATGTTCCGCCCCTTGGCTGGCTGTCATACTTCGCGATGGGTGCCACAATTTCAGAATCTATAATCTGCTGCCATGTATCAATATCATCTTTGAGATTGGTGACTGTCACCTTGAACTGGCCGTATTGTTTTAAGTATCGGCGTGTCGTTTCGATGTAATCGCTATACTCTCTCAAACTGTGTCACTCTCCTTTTCCGATAGAATGAAAACTTCACCTATATATTTTACTACTTTTCTCCCAATAAAGCCACACAGCAGGGCTTTCACCCTGCCGCTTTTCATCATTTATTTTTACGAGCCGCCAGCTTTTTCTTTTCTTTGGCAAGCAGTTCTTCAAACTCCTTTTCCCTCTGCTTCATTTCCCTGTGTCTTTGCCTTCTTTTCAGGATATGCCCGATGGGGTGAATTCTTGAAGTAAGCCTTTTAATATCCATCAATCTTTCCTTTCCTTGCCCTTCATCAGCCGCCTTGCTTTGCGTTCCTGCTGGTGGCGTTCGTGATATTCGTATTCCCAATCTCCCCATGTGGGAGAAGTTCTAATAATTTTGTGGTGTTCTCTATCAATCTTAATCAATCTTTGGCCTCCAATTATCCTAATCACTCATTCGAAACAATAACTGCATCCCCGGTCAGAATTTCTTTCAAAAATCCATCGGTCGGGTACCAGCGCTGGCAACTATCGTCGAAGTATTCCATTCCTCTTTCGGTGAATCTCACCTGTTTGGCTACTTTATGAACATTCGACTCCACCCAAAACGATTGATATAATTTTTTGCCCACAATGGCTGCAACTTCCGTCATCTTATTATCTACCATTACTCCCAACCTCCATCTTTGATTATCCCCATTGCCTGCCTAACACCATAGACAAAGCCTTTCTCGAAATCATCAATCGGGTTGTGGTAGTATTCTTTCAGAAACTCCTCCAGCAGTTCGGTGGCCTCCCGGACCTTTTCCGCCTTGCCATTGTTCTTGCCAATCTCGTACATTCTGCACAGAAAGCCATCTTCTCTTTTATCTGCCATCTGAAACTCGCCTCCATTGTCTCGATGCCTTAATATCGGCTTCGTCAGCTGAATTAAGTATTGCTACGGCTATGCTTTGCACAGTCGTCTTTTTCAAAGTCTCCACATCAGCACCGGCTAGGTCGGCAATATGTTCCAAATACTTCCCCAGTGCCAACCCTAACTCATACGAATCAAATTCCGCGCACTGCAACTTTACATTTTCGCTGTCAGTAGTATCAATGACTAATTTCATTCTTCACCACTCCTATGTAATACCTCATAAATTTCATCCACGCCATCAGCCGGAATCTGCCTCAGTTCTCTGTGCTTCCGACCTGCTGAGCAATAAGGACAACTCCCGTGGTTCCGGCAGGTCTTATCGACTGCCTTTGCCCCATGATAGGGCTTGCGATGCTCTTTCCCGCTCTTGATAGCCTTATCCATGCTCATTCAAACAACGCCTCCTGTTTCACCGTCCGCCTTATCCAGCACCGCCGACCTCTCAGCAGCGGGCCCATAATATAATCAGCCTGGCACCAATCGCCTTTAATGCCTTTCAGAGTCACAAAGCCTCTTATGTCTGGGGAGGATCGAGTTTTTTCCGCTTGCCAATGTCCTTGATGATGATTTTCCAACGCTCATTCTGAACCAGTACACGCTTGTCAACCTTCGGCTTTTCCCTGGGCGGCTTGCGCATATACTTGGGATATAGGCCTTTTAAGCCTTTCTTGTACGGTAGTTTTCCGTATTTCTTCATCATCTCGGAACCATGAACCCTAGTAAACCTTCGCATCGAATCTGAGCAGGACATCCCTGCCATATTGGCGATTTCTGCCAGCGTATAGTTTTCACGACTGCCAAAGAGTACCTGCATCATCTGCCATCTTTCTTTCATAGCCTCATCAGTTACGCAATTCCCGGCTTTTTCTTCTTTTGGGGGTTCATCTCCCGGCTCCTTTATGGTCTCTACCCAGCCGCGAACATTATAGGCATAAAATATGGAGTTGTCCCGCCGTGTGAATTCCACAGGCTTGCCGTCGTAGATGGCCACAGTTCCGGCCCTTCGGATGTTCTTTCTCTTTGGAAACTTTGCCCTATAATCTTCCTCCGCCTTTCGGGTCCATACGACTAACATTTTGCTCAGGCCTCCTTCTTGAATCTCCTTCCTCCATCCCTTACAGCGTTCGACTTGTTGACCTCTACCATGATTTTTTGGCGCTCTGCCAGGTCGGCACCGGCTTTATTCATTGCGCTGGTGACAGAAATAATAACATCCGTAGCCTCCCGGAGAAATCTCAGTCTATCTTCTTCCTTATGCGTAGTCTGCCACCTGTTGGCCGCCTCCATCATTTCGGTCATTTCTTCCCATGGTTTACTCATAAAATCCATAAAACTCCAATTGGCGTATAAATCCCCATCGCAGGGTTTCGGGAGTACACACATAAGCAGGTGATTTCCACCATTTTCATGCTTGTGCATGGATTTTTTAAGGCCCTTTTGTGCCTTATTGATGCGGTTCACTTTCCCCTCGATTTCCCCGCACCATTCGGAAATTGCATTGAAAGCAAGCCCCAAATAATAAACCTTATCGTCCAGATAATCAAACTCACGTTTTGCGTCGAATTTATGCTGCTTTTTCCCCATTGTTTTTCGCTCCTTTTCCCTTGTTAATCACTGCATCCACCTTGGCGCAAAGCTCCGGATAATCCATTTCTTTTTTATCAAGCATATTGCTCAATCCAATAACATAACCATAAGCATTCTCAAGGCGTTTTTTCTTAAAGCCGAATTCATCAAGCAATGCCATTAAAAACGCTGCGCTCATTTGCTGAATCACCTTAAATTCAATCTGCCGATAATGTCCGGCGTTCGGGTCTTTTTCTAAAATGTCTATGTCTAAATCCAGCTCGCATTTAAGATACCCGGCTATTTCTTCAACACTCACATTTCCGGCAACAATGGCATCAAATTCGCTCTGCATCTTGTCCCGCAAGCGAAGAAGTCTGTCCCTGCCAAATCCATAACTCTCATGCATCGTCATCAGAAAGCACGCCATGATGTTGTGAATCGACTCCCTCCGGCACTTGTGATCACGCTTTAGCTGGTTGACCATGCTTTCCTTGACCGCCTGGCGGGCCTGTCTGTAATCTCGAACCGCCCTCCTGTCACCAGTGTGGGCCTTCTTCTTGAGGTTCCTGTCTCTTTTCCTGGCAAAACTGCCCATTTTTTCCACCTTCCTGTTTTTGCCGTAGTCGGTATAAGTCTAAATATGCCCTCATTCGCCCAAATTTCGCCCCTGTGGGGTGTTTATGCCACTTTAGGTGTACTTGGGTAGAGCAGGGATTTTTGGAGGGCTTAAATCGGCTTTTAGACCGTCAAAACATTTTCCCTGTCCTTTGGTCGATTATTGTGATGCGCCCCACCGCCTCGAATCCATGAGCCTTGAGGGCGGCTTTTGCGGCATATATGGCCTTCCTCGCCTTCCGGCGCCATTCGTCTTTTGCTTCGTGAGCTATGGCCGCCCTTGGTGTAGGGTCCCGATAATGCTCCGAGTTGTAATCTTTTCCTGCCATGATTGTTAGCGCCTCCCCTAGAAAAGCCCGCACTGCGTTTTCTCCTTGTAGAGTTTCACCAGCTGGGGGTCTGCATCGTATGCCGTAAGCGGCAGCGGTGTGATGCGTAGGATTGTTCTGGGATTATCCCGGTCAATTCCGGCTATTCGGCATCCGTCCAAGGATTTTACCAGCCGGTCATCTGCCAGGAGCCATTGCCTTTTCAGGATTTTCTTGTGGTCTTTGTGGCTGTATTCGTCGCTGATAATATCCTGCGTGGCTTGAATCAAGCCGTTTAGGTCGGGGTAGCCCCGCCTGTCCTGCAGCCAATACTCTGCTGTGAGTTGCACCGGCCCTTCATAGTGGGGGAGGCTCCCTATCGCCTCCAGCTCCTTGCGGAATAATTTCTCATAGGCCTTATAGGCCTTGCTGGGGAGTACCAGTGCCCGCCCTTTCACGAGGATAGGGCTGTTCTTTTTCGTTGCCGGATGTCCCGGAATTACGGCCTCCCATGGGCCTTGTTCATCGATAATCACTTAACCGCTCCTTTTCTTAGCTTGCCAAAGTTCTACGCTGCGACTCGGAATTGAACACCAGATACTGCGATATATTCCGCAGTCTGTCCATAATCCGCCCGGAATAAGTTCCTTCCAGTTCCCCTTTGCTCAAATTCGTTGTCACGATTATCGGCAGCATTTTGTTGTATCGCTCCGTGATGATTGAATCGACTTTTGACAGCACCCAGCTTTGGTCTGTGTTTTCGCTGCCTAAATCGTCGATAATCAGCAATGGCGTAGAGCGTATACGCATTTCGTATTTTGCCCATTCTTCCCGGTTGAGTGATCGCATGGTGTAAAGATTATCAATCAACGAGCACATGGGAACCAATAGGCCACTATGGCCGTCTTTAATCCACTGCTGGAGAACTGCCACCGCCATTGTGGTTTTCATCGTTCCGTAATTCCCTGCAAGGATAAGCCCGAAGCCGTGTTCTAAGTTCCACTTAAGGTTTCTTGTCGCATATTCTTTGACGACTTCGTAATTTTTGCGGATATCCTCGTTATCCGGCAGACCTCGTTTTTCGATATTCTCGAAGGTCACGTTACGGTATCTTTTCATAATCCCGGCATTTTCAAGTTCCCTGATACGCTCCTGCTTTTCACGCCGCTTATACCAGTCATCTTCGCCGCCGTCCGGCTCAGTCCCATCCGCTGGTTTCATTTGCCCATTTTGCTCTTTCTGCTTCTGCAGAGCTTTGTTTTTTATTTCTTCGAGCATTGCTCTGATGTCGTCCGCCATTGTCTTTGCTCCTTTCAGTTTTCTCTGCCTTGAATCCGTTTCGTTCCCAGGCTTCAAGGATGCTCTTGATGTACTTCACAGAGTGACCGTTATTCATAGCCGTTTCTTTGATGGCCTCTATCAGCCAGTGTTCCCCATAACGGTCCAGCAGGTCTGTGAGGGTGTCTGTCTCTATCTGTCCTGTGATGGGATGGATGTTGTTCTGAAAGAGGTCGAACACTCTCGCGGCAGCATCGTCCTTTTCGGCTGGTTCCGTTTCTTCCTTCGGCTGCTTTTCTTCTTCTGGGGGATTATAGGGGGAACTACAACAACTACTAATACTTTTATTTACTTTACTTTGTGGTGTTTCTGCTAACGGAATGTTACTTTTATCGGGGTTTCCGTCAACATTATGTATACAGAAACTAGGGTTATTGCATACAGAAACCTTAGAAAAGCTGATTTTTGGCGTTTTTGGCAGTTTTTTCCGGTCTAAAAGAAAAAATTCCTCAATGAATTCAACCTCGACCCTACGCCCGGAGGCTTGTAAATAGCGGGCTTGCACGCCATGGGATGTTAAAATCCCATATTCGTCAAACAGTTTTTTCTCAAAAATCCCCTCGTTTATGTATGCAGAAACCACGGTTTCCGTATACATACTGTCTACATTAACTCGTTTACTGAATACATAGCGTTGTCGTTCCGTCCACGTAATGTAGTACCCTTGTCGGTATATTTCCATCAGTAACTTGATTAGTATGCCAAACGCTTGAAATCCATGTTTGGCTATCACATACTCCACTCTTTCATCCGAATCAATATCAACATCCAGAGGGAAATATTCCAATCCTGCTTTTTGTGGCCTAGCCAATAAAATCACCTCCTTCCTGCCACATTACGTTATGGCTCAATAGATGGCTGGGCCTGCCACATTACGAGTTCCGCAGGTGTTTCCTGGGGCTCATCGTCGAAAAGCGTTTGCTGGGCACGGTCACCAGCAAGATAACGCCGCGCTTCTGCCTCCAGCTGCCACAACTTTTTGGCGGTGTCAGCGGAAAAGCATTTCTGCTCATCCTTGCCGCCCGCATAGCATTTCGTGAGTGGTGTGGAAATGACTGTCACCTTGCCGGTGCTCGGAATAAGGAACTGGCACGTTATCACAGCGCCCATCCGTCCATCGTTGGCGTAGTTGTACGATACTGCAAAAGGTACCAGGCGGGTGGCCATATCATCGGGAAGGTCGAGGATTGCCTGCGCTGAGCTTCGCAGGGATTTCAATGTCTCATAGAAAATCGGGTCGGCAGGCTCAGAGAAGATGCCGGATAGCTGGTCTTGGGAAAGGTCATTCGTGTTCTTGAAGTCAATCTTGATTTTCCCGTTATTCTCCATGAATTTGATTTTGTCAATCACAACGCTTGTTTTTTCCAAAACAGGTTTCCTCCTTTTCGGCAAGCAGGGCCAAAGCCCCGCTCACCTATCACACGTTTACATCAGGCTGGTCTGTCCATCAGCGCCCTGCTCTTTAATCTCCCCTGTTTCCGGGTCAACGTTGGCAGGTGGTACATCAGCCGGAACTTCCTCGGCATCCACAGTGATGACCGTTTCATCTGGTTCATCCGCCATGCTTTCGGAAATGTTGGTCTTGATTGTTTCATCACTGGCCACTGCACGGACAAACTCGGTTTTGATGGGGGCATATTTGAGCGCCTGCTTTATGACTGTTTTCTTGGCCATGGCATCGAAATTAGTTGCCCATGGACTATAGCTGGAGCCTGCCGCCTTGCTGTACTTCTTGGAGTGGTTCTTGATATCTTCCACACTCATTACGGCAAAGCCGCTGCCGCCTGCCTTGGTACGGAATACCGCATAATAGAGAATCACTGCGCCTCTGTCTTTCAGGGCCGGTTTATGTTTCAGCTTTTCTTCAAGGCCCAGTTCATACTCGAAATCGTCATTCTCGCAAACCTCGTGAGCAGAAATGCTCG